CCAGAAGTTCACGGCGCCGTCGATTCAGTCGGCGGTGAGTGGACTTGGTATTGCTAGTGCTGATTTGAATGTTGGCACTGGGCCTATTGCGGCGGTCGTGGATACGTTCTCGCAGCCGAATAGTACTTCGTACGCTAATGCGTACAATATGACGCCTCCGTATTGGATGAAGGCGACGGCTGCTGGGTATCCACAGGTGTATGCGGAGGCTAGTGTTAATTCGTTTCGGCAGGCGTTTCTTGTGCAGCAGCTGCTGGAGCGAGATGCTCGTGGGGGCACTCGGTATACTGAAATTGTTCGGTCGCATTTTGGTGTTGTTTCACCCGACGCGCGTCAGCAGCGTCCTGAGTATATTGGCGGCGGCTCGTCCGCGTTGAACATCACGCCAGTGGCTCAGACTACTGGTGGTGCGGGCACTATTGGTGTGCTTGGTGCTGCTGCGACGTCGGTGGGTAAGCATATGGCGTCATATGCGTCGACTGAGCATGGTTATGTTATTGGTTTGATGTCTGTGCGTTCCGAGCTTAGTTATAATCAGGGTATTCCTCGGACGTTTAGTCGTCAGACTCGATATGATTTTTACTGGCCGTCGCTCGCAGGGCTTGGTGAGCAAGCGATCCTGCGCAAGGAGATTTTTGCGACGGGTAACGCGAATTCTGATAATGCGGTGTTTGGTTATCAGGAGCGGTGGCATGAGTATCGTACGCGGTATTCAGATGTGACTGGTCGTTTTCGTACGAATGTTCCGGGTACTCTTTCGGCTTGGCATTTGGCGCAGAATTTTGCAAGTGCGCCAACGCTTGGTCAGACGTTTATTCAGGATACGCCTCCGATGGCTCGTGTTCTTGCTGCGGGTGCGACTGCGGCAGAGCAGCATATTGAGTATCTTGCAGATATTCTGATTCAGCGTGAGGCGGTTCGTCCGCTGCCGATGTTTGGGACGCCGGTTACTCTTGGGCGGTTCTGATGCCGTTACCGGCGCTGTTGGGTACTGTTGGAAAGGTTCTTGGTTCTGTTGCTCCCGCCGCTCTAGATTTTTTAGGGCGGCGGCAGCAGAATCAGGCTCAGAGAGCCGAAGCGCGTCGCGCTGAGGTCTTTTCTGAGCGTATGTCTGCGACTCAGGTTCAGCGTCGAAAGGCTGATTTGGAGGCTGCAGGTTTTAATCCTGCGTTGGCCTATGGTGATGCGGCTTCTGCGCCCGGTGGTGTTCAGGCGCAGATTGGTAATGAGTTGGGTAATGTTGTATCGTCTGCTCAGGCTGCGCGTGCTGCGCGTCAGCAGTTTGAATTGGTTGGAAAGCAGTTGGATATAGCTTCTGAGCAGTTGAAGAAGTCTCGTTCTGAGGCTTCGATTATGCAGATGGATGCTGATAAGCGTTCGATGGAGCAGCAGGTTTGGAATGCTGTAGCGAGTGGTCAACGGGTGAATATGGATTCTCCGTTGGCGAAGTCGATTGCTTCTCAGTTCGAGGCGACTTCGTTGTCGCCTGATGCGATTCGAGCGAGTAATTCAGCTTTGTCTGCTCAGGCCCGTGCGGCGGCTACGTCTGCGGATATTCAGGGTTTTGAGAGGCAGTTTTTGGAACAGATGCAGACTGGCAAGGGTAATGTTTCAAAAATTTTGAATATGATTGTACCTCTTTTGAGGATGTTTAAGTAATGGCTTATTCTCTTAGTGATCTTGAGTTGATTGCCGCGAAGGCTGTTAAGTGTGATGTAGTATGTAGTTTTGAAGAGGATATGACGCGGCAGGAGTTTCGTGAAGAGTGTGATGTAAATCACATTTTGCGTCAGCATGGATATATTCCGCGACCCGTTCAGTATGGGGAGCATGATTTTAATTCTGATTTGACTGAGAAGATGCAGTCGAGGTCTGTTTTTCAGGCGTTTTACGATGCGGCCCCGGAGGAAGTCCGGGAGAAGTACCCCGATTTGGGGTCTTTTATGGCCGCATTTGGTTCAGGGGTCTTTGTAACACCCTCAGGAGGGGTAGAGCCGCCGTTAGGCGGGTCGACGCCTTCTGAGGGTCAGCAAGGCGGCGAGCAGCCGCCGCGCTAGGTTAGCACGTATACTATACTTGATAAATACGTGCTAACTGACAGCTTTTCACTTTTAACCCAGAGGGTACGGCGA